CGCTATTTTGACTGCACAATTTGAAAGTGTAGTTGCTAAATTAGAAAAGCAAAGTGAAATGTTTTCTAAAACCGTTGACTTAGTAGAGAAGGTTGCAAATCTTCCAAGTGCTGAACCAACAAAAGCACCCGAGACGTTAAGCAAAAAAGAACAACAATTTGCAAACATTGTAAAAATCGCACAACAACTAAAGAAAAAATAAAAATATGTCATTTGTAGTATCATCACTCGCAAATTACACCAATGAGCAGAGTCTTAATTTATTAAGCAAAGCCCTATTCGGTGGTAAAACGGCTCGTTTAATGTACGACGCTGGTCAAGTTCAAGTAGGTATCAAATCTGCTGAAACTCTTAACATTCTATCTTCAGACGTTTATTTCCAAAACGATTCTTGTGGTCTGACCCCGTCTGGTTTAACAACTTTCACACAAAGAACCTTAACTGTTGGTAAACTTGCAGTTGAAGAAACTTTATGCCCTAAAACTTTGGAAGCTAAATGGATGCAAACACAAATCGCTCCAGGTTCTGCAGTAGCATTGCCATTTGAAGAACTTATCGGTTCTGAGAAAGCTGGTGTAATTGCTGAAAAATTGGAAATTGCTATTTGGCAAGGAACTGTGGCAACTTCTAACACTAACCCTAACACTAACAAGTTCGATGGTTTTACAACTATCTTGACTGCGTTGGGCTTCGGTGGTTCAGGTGACCCTATTTCAGGAAACACTATCAGTGCAACTTCAATCACAACTTCAAACGCTGATGACATCTTAGATGCTATCTACGCTGCTATTCCTTCAAGAATTGCAAGTAAAGACAACTTGGTTTGTTTTTGTGGAGTAGACTTCTACAAAAAGTTCTTAGTTAACTTAAAGAATGCTAACTTGTACCATTATATGCCAGAAGCTGGAATGATGGATATGATTATCCCAGGTACTAATATGAAATTAATCGCAGTTGGTGGTTTGGATGGAACTGACAAATTGGTTGCAACTCATTTGACTAACTTATTTGTAGGTACTGACCTTGCAAATGAAGAAGAGCAATACAAATTTGTATTCGACCCAATTTCTGAAAACGTATATTTCAAAGCTAAAATGAAGTATGGTGTTCAGATTGCATTCCCTGACGAAGTAGTTTATTTCACCCTTTAATTTATATAAGATATGCCGTGTTTAATTTCTCAAAGTTTTGCCCTTGATTGCAAAGATGCAGTCGGTGGCGTTAAATCTATCTATCTTGTTAACTGGGCTAAAACTGGCTTTACAGTAGCAAGTGGTGAAGTTACGGCAACATCAGTAGCAAGTGGGGATGTTTACACTTATGACATCCCTAAGGCGACTGCATCAATGACTAACACAACCAACGTATCTGTTGAAAACGGCACGGTTTTTAACCAATGTGACGTGGCTTTCAAATTGCGTAGGTTGTCAACTGCTAAGCGTAACGAGTTAAAATTGTTAGCTCAAGGACGTGTTTTCACTATCGTAAAAACCAATAACGATGAGTATTGGTTGGTAGGTAAAGAAAGCGGTTGTGATGTTAGTTCAATGGTTGCAAACACTGGTGCTGCGTTTGGTGATTCTACTGGTTATGAAGTTACACTTCAGGCTATGGATATCGAACAACCATACAAGCTGCAGAGTAGCGTAGTGACTACATTAGGAATATAAATTTCTGTCTTGTTTTCATATGTGGGGGGTGGCTTAGGTCACCCCTTTTTTATTGTAACAAATTACTTTATTTGCTAATATACTTATAATGCTATTAATCACTAAAGGGGAAACAAAATTTTGGTACTTGACACTTACAGAAAAGGTCACTATAAGCAACCCAAAGTTTTTGTTTTATTTAACACATCGACAAACGAATAAAACGTATGCTTTTATTTTAAGTGATGTTAGCACTTTTACTGAGCGTTATAATAAGTTTTCTATTAACGAAAACACATACGATTTTTTTGAAGGTGAGTATATGTATCAAATTTACGCTCAAACTTCAAGTGTAAACTTAAATCCAGCACTTGCAAATGAGCAAGTAGAAAGTGGAATTTTAAAAGTTCAATTATCAAGTACAACAACAGACGAATATAATCCAACATTAATAGAAAAAATATATGAGTAATTCAAACGAATTTATGGCTGGTTTTACTGGTTGCAAAGTAATCAGTAATACATCAGCAAACACGGGTCGATTTAGGGGCTTTGTCGTTAATAGTGACGCAGTAGTATCTGCTATTTCTTTCGATGGTACATCTTTAATGACTCAACTTGGTTTAACTGGTGTAACTTTGAAGCAAGGTATTTTTATCACTTTGCCAGAAGAACAAATCATTACGTCAATTACGCTAACAAGCGGTTCAATCGTTTTATACAACGAATAAAATGTTTGGTGTTAGCTTAGGTATTCGTGTAGGTAATACCAGTATTTCAGGTGGTGGTGTGCCAATTGATACAGACGCACAAGCCTATTTTGATAGGGTAACGACTGCGGGTGGTACGCTTACAACTACCGAAAAAACTGCCGTAAATCAATTGGTAATCGATTTAAAAGCGAATTCTTTGTGGACACCTATGAAGGCAATCTACCCAATGGTAGGCTCAAGTGCAGCAGCGTGTGCGCAGAACTTAAAGAGTAGTAGTTTTACGGGAACTTTTAGTTCAGGATGGACTTTTGCAAGTACAGGGGTTACGCCAAATGGTACAAGTTCGTATATGTCAACAGGTTTTAGTATAAACACGGAACAAGCATCAGCAAACAATTATACACACGGATTTTATAGCGGTAGCATTGGAGGAGCGTCAGCGACCAGATGTTCAATGGGTGCTTTGACGGTTGGAAGTGAATCTGATATTTTAATTAGATGGTCTCTTGGTAATTTTTATGCAAACATTTGTGAGCAATTATATAACAACGCAATCATAAATAATGATACACACGGATTTTATGTTGCTAATAGAAATACCACAAATAGAACACAATCTTGGAAAAATGGCGTTAAAATTGTAGATATTATCAACGTACCAAGCTCAAAAACAACTGATTTTATTATAATTGGGGCGAGAAATGATAATGGTACACCGAATTTTTTTGATAACAAAAGATGTCAATTTGCATTTATGGGCGATAGTTTAAGCGATGCAAACCAAACAAACTTTTACACCGCAGTACAAGCGTTTCAAACAACCCTTTCACGCAACGTATAATGATAGGATACATTTTAACAACAGAACAATACGACCAATTACAAGGTCAATTTTACACGCCTTATGAATTTTTCAATTGCGTACAAGACATTAACGATGTATGGTTTTTGTTTTTATCAGACCAAGACAAATCACAAATTGAAGGTACTGAGTGGGCATTTATTTTAGATTTACCTGAGGGCGAATATATACCTAAACCAGAACCACCAAGACCAGCATAATGAGCCTACCAATTTCCTTTGAAGAATTTAAAAAGAACCCAATAGCGGCGGTGGCTTTTTGTATGCTTTTAATTGTAGGCTATCTTTACTATGATTCCGAGAATACAAAGAAAGCCATTATTTCAAAGTGTGAAAATGAGAATATAAAAATGGGCGATAGGTTGCACAAAATGGAACGTCAACAAAAGCAAAGCGATTCGTTATTGGCAGTATATTCATATGAGATTAAATTTTACTTGAATGCTATTGAAGGGTATTCAGAAACAATAGAACAAAAAAAATGACAAAATTTAACGACACGGCAGCCGATAGTAGCAGCATAATTTCAGTAGTGAGTGCCTTTGCATCAATAAGCACAACGGCTCAACCTATTATTTCGGCATTGGCTGGTTTAGTGGCAATCATTTCGGGGTTATTTGCCATCCGTTATTATATAAAAAAAACAAACAATTTATGAAAATATTTGAAATCTTCAAAGGTGATAAAGGCGAATTTAGCTCAAAGCGATTAATCGGCATTGTCGGTGGTTTAGCTTTAATTGGGGCGATGGTTTACCACAACACCGATAAACTAATTGAAAGCGTAGAATGGGTTGTTATTCTAACATTGGGATTCACAAGCGTAGATAAATTTGGCAACAATGGAAAACAATAAGTTCGCACTCGACCGACTTTCTTTTGCTGGTATTTCTTTGCCTACATTTAAAGAAAATAAAACAAAAGGGTACACAACTTTTGGTGAGGATAACTTATATCCTCAAAAATTGATTGACCTTTACAACAAAAGCCCTAAGCATAACGCTATTGTTAACCAAAAATCATCTTATATTGCTGGTGAATCATTTGAAATTTATGCAGATGACACGCTAAACAAGGCAAAAGCATTCGACAAGTTAAGAAATATCAATGCTTTTGAAGATTATGAGTCGTTTAATACCAAGATTTCACAAGATTTTGAACTATTTGATGGCTATTATATTGAAGTGATATGGAACAAAGCCAAAA